TTTTCCTTATCCCTAGCACTTGCACCTTTTTTGATTTCAAACGGCTCTACGACCCACTCTTGTCCGTTTAAAACCACTCTACCCGCTATATGATTGCTGCTTCTTGTCGTCAGCATCGTTATCTTCAAATACTTGCCGAATTGCTCTAGTACGCCATGCAAGACAATCTTTTTCATAATTTACGCCCATAAAAAAAGCCGCCGGTTAAGGTGACTTGTTTGTTTTTGCTTTAGGTTTTATTCGCCGTTCTCTATTCTTATTTTCGCACAGTAATTTTTAGCATCTTCTTTCTTATCGAAAAATTGACGACGATGATTAGCTCCGGTTAAGTCGAAAACAACGCCCACCCAGCCATCGCCATCGGGATTCATGTCAACCGTGTATTGATACCTATCTGTTTTAGCTACTTCAGCAAAACTATATCCGTATTTTCTACCATCTTCCCATTGCAAGTTACCCATAACAACCCCTAAAACATTGATTTATGTCTTATGATTATAGCAGCTCTACGTTGCCAAGCCTCACTATACATCTCTCTCAGCGACATTTGATTGTACGGATGATGCAATACTAAGCAATCACTGATTACGTCCTCTGTGTGCTCAGATTTAAGCGTACCATCACCGATAAAGATAAGGGCGTGGTTCACATGGGCAGTACGTCCTAATCGGCAAAGTATCAAGTCATGCTTTTGGATTGTATCAACTTCTACAAAACCCTCTTTCTTAAAGTTATCAAGATACAAGGGCTTGCTTTTGGCATCCGTCCACCATTCGTCTTTGCGCTCGTAGTCGTTAAGTGTTATGCCAAGCTCACGCTGATAGTAGTCTTTAACGAGTGTAAAACAATCCATCAGCCCATGATGATACTCACGCCCTAGTAATGGTGCTTGATAACCATCGGGCTTGTGTAGCTCGACATTTTCACCGTCTGTTATGATCCAAGGCAAACCATGTAGATTCATTTGCACTCTGTCGGGCTGACTAGGTGCGGTCGTTCCGTCTGGGTGCGAATGGCAGTAGGCTAAAATCTTACCTTCTTTGGCAGCTCCTACGAGGTCGATAACATCAATCTCAAACTGGTTGTCATCAAGCGACACGTTGGTACATGGTATGTATTCTTTACCGACTATTACTCCGCATGACTCCTTAGGGTAACATTCGTTTGCATGGTCGTTAATAACTTTTTTTATCTTAGCTGTTAGCATAGTACCGCCTTATTTTTGACAATAAAAAACCACCCGTTAAGGTGGTTCGTTTGTGTACTTTTTATTTAGCTTACGTTATGCACAACATAGTGTTGACGATCAAACTCAATCAGTAGGTTTTTAACAAACTCGTAAGCACCTTTCTGCTCTATATCAAAACCACTATCAATAGCTATCTTATCCATCTGCTCTTTAGTCATAACACTTTCAATGTGACCGTCGTAATCATAACAGACGACATTCATGTCATCGTCTTGTACTAATTTATTAGCCATAATAAAACCTATTGATAGTTGTAATTCATATTGAGGGACAGCAATTCGCTGCCTGTATAACCATACTTAATCCTATACCTAACAGCGCCCTCAGACATTTTTATCTCTTTAGCTATCTCAGAAACTGTTAGCATCCTACCGTCACCAACATTATGTCTAACATCCCTTTTTCGCACTGGAGCCGACATATCTTTATTGGTAACACCATCATGTCTATGCCTAAGTGTTGAGTCAGCCATACCCAGCTCTCTAGCTGCCTCAGCGATGGATGAATAACTAATGCCGTTGATACATACCAGCTTGTTATTCCTCTTATTATTACCTTGCACTAAGGGTGTTGTCCATCTGCAATTATCAGGGCTATAACCCTTATTGTTATCTATTCTGTCAATAGTTGCGCCCTTCGGTCTGTCGCCCATGTCTGATATAAAATTATTAATATCAAGCCACCTATCACAAACACCTATACCCCTGCCACCATAATCAGGGTAATTCCTAGAGTCTTCCTTGTTGCACCTATGTAGAATCCCGCTCCATGTTTTATATAGCGGATGTGTGGACATTCCATGTATTGTCTTTCTTTGTCTGCCGTACTCCTTTTGGTAGCAGCCACACGATACCTGATAGCCTTTTGTTACGCTGCCCTTACCTGCGCTTTTTACCACTCCACACTCACAAGAGAAAAACCAGTTGATGCGGTTAGTAACACTCCTATCCCTACTTATTGCAGTTAATCGACCAAATTTCTGACCAGTTATATCTAATTCTTTTGCCATGAAAATACCTTATAAATACTTGTTTTATAAGGTATTATTATAACATTAATGTGTTAGTTTGACAACGCAGAGCTAGGAAAACCACCAAACGGTAAAGAGTTATTGTCACCGAAGCGCAGCCTACAATCAGACAGTCTGCCACCACACTCGTCTTTAGAAACATCGCTTGTGGGCACGCCATCTTTAGTGAACATAGCGGTACCTATGTAACCACATTCGGATTGGCGATAGCGACCGTGCATACACCAGTGGCAGAACGATGTAATTTCACGGCTTGGTATTCGTGCGCCCTCGAAATCTATAGGATTTGAAAGCTCAAAGGTGACTTGTGAGGCATTCTCACTTACCTTTTGCTCAATATACCAAACTTGTTTTCTAAACTCGCTAGAGTTAGCTTGTGGGTTGCCGTCACTAAAATTATCAGCATCAAGGTATTGGGCTAATGTGTTGTACACAGTAATCCTGCTTCCGCCAAAATCATCGTGGCGTAAGCATAGGGCGCTAATTGCACCCTGTATGCCGTTTAAGTTATTAGCTAATGCGAGGCTTGGCATTGATGCCTTGCCATCGCCGCGCATCTCTAAGCCGTCTGTCTGTATCGGTATCGGGCTGTAGGTTTGACCTTGCCAAATAATGTCGCTTTTAACTGTCTTAGCATCAGGATTGATAATAGCCCAATCCTCAAACGACACATGACCGTGCCACCGCATGATGCCTGCACCCAATTTAGTAGCGTCAAGCTCATACAGCGTCACAAGCCCCGTAACGCTGAGCTTTTGTAAGTCAGATGAAAGCATTTAGACCTCCGGTTGTGTCTCGGTTGGCATGACTGGCGGATCTTTTGGCAGCTCATGCAGACGCAAGCTGATAAAGCGACTTGCAGGAATGTCACGAGGCTTTGCTAGGTTTGGCACGATATCACCTGTCTCGTCATCAAACCGCTTGGCATATGTTTTAACGCTAATATCATTGTTTGCTAGTTGCTCATAAACCACTGCAACAAGCACGTTGCCGTTGGCATCTTTGGGTGTTTCGATATACCAGCCTTCTTGCGCTAAGCCAAGCGAGCCTTTGACTAAGTAGTCGCCTGTGCCTAGCTTTTCAAATGTAATGCCGCCTTGGTTTTTTGCGTCATCGTTTAATGTTATACCGTCGTTATATAAATCAACGACAGGACTTGCGCCTTTTAAAAAACCGTTACCATCTCTTACTACATTTTGAGTTGTGTAAAATGTATGTACTGCTGACGGATTTAAATCTTTATTGCCCTGAACTGTGCCATAGTAAGCATATTGTGGCGCTCCCCCAACGAATGTTGAGCCACCGATGAGTAGTGAGCCGTAATTTGATTGTATTGAAACAAACCCACCAATCAAATCCGTAGCATTATAAAAACCGTTTCTCAACGTAGGATTTGTGCCTGTTGTTGTTTTTGAGATGTCACCAAAGTCAGTTAATTTTGCAGCACCGAAACCAAACGAACCAACTTCCATTACATTGCCTGCTGCACCGCCCACCAATCGACTCGCTGCATGAGTCTGATTGCTAAAGTTTGCAGCTACTTTTGTCATCGCAAGCCAAGGATTGTCGCCTGTTTTGTCAGCGGGTACGCCTGTGCCTGGGTCTGGTATTTGAATTGTCATAAATTTTTCTCACAAAAAAGCCCCGATTAAGGGCGTGTTATTTGATTGCGTTAAGGTATAAATGCTTGCTTGAGATTAAAGGATATTTGCCAGACGTCAGCGCCCAAGTGGGGTTCGCTTATTTCGCCAACCGTTCGATAGGTTTTAGTCTCGCCTCTGAGCGTCAAGTAAAAAGGCGTTACCCCTCCATGATCTATCAAAAACTGGTAAATCGCCTCAATCTCAGCAAGCCGTCCAGTTTTAGCGACTTGCCAAGACATGACATTGTTGTTGATACCAAATGACGATACTTGCTCATAGCCATCACCAAACTGTACGTTATTGGTCTTAGGGGTAGTTGTTCGTGTCGCCCCAGCATTGACGCAC